AGTACGCTCCTCCCCAGAGCGGAAAGTTCGATTTCACCATCGCCCAGCACAACGATGATGTGACCTTCACGGTCTATTTCGATGGGGGTACCTCCAAGACCTGGCACAAAGTGCATCTGCTCAAGTGCTCCGAAAGCTCTGGCGGCGATGGCAAGGCCGAGATGTCCTACACCTACGACTTCACCGCCGAATCGGTCACGGAAGAATAAGGAATGCGCTTTCTCATCCTTCCTTGATCCTGGTGCTTTCTGTCTCCTGGGCATCCGATTCGATGAAGGTGCCCGATACCGTTTCCATCATTCCCATCACCTATTCGTTCTGACAAAGGATTCCACCATGAAGCTCCGTATCCTCGTCCTTGCTTTGCTTGCCATTCTCGGCCTGCCGGCCCTGGCCTCGGCCGGGACCACCCAGGTCGCAGTCAATGTGCCGGCCGACCTCCTCGACCATGTCATCGACGCCCTGATCTCCGGGGGGCTCGTGGCCATTGGCTGGGCGGTATCTCACTGGCGCATCATCAAACGCGTCGGCTCCATCGGCGAAGGGGTGGGAACGCTCCTGAGCCGTCTTGAAGGGAAGTCTTTGCCCGCTGCCGAGACGATCAAGAAGGCGGTTGTCGAAGAGGCCAAGGAAGCTGTCGCCTCGGTGGATCCGGAGGCGGTAGTCAAGCTGCTCCTCACCAAGTTCTCCGAATGGGATGCCCTGGTGAAGACGCCTGCTCCGGCATCCGGTTCAATGGCTATCGCCGCGACTGCTCCGGCCCAGGCGATCGCGGCTCCCGCCGCTGCCGCGCCTGTGGTCCCCGCAGCTCCCGCCCAGGCGTAACCGTTTCACCCGGCGCGCGCCGCCGGCAACTTCAGAGGAACCTATGTCCCAGCTAAATGCAAACAGCCTGATCGACCGCATCCGGGCGGGAATCAAGACAAAGTCCGAACTGCTCTGGCCGGGAAGTGAAGATGTCGTGTACATCCGAGTGCTTTCCAAGGCCGAGTTGCAGGAGGCGTCCTTTGCTGCTGCAGCCAGGTTCCGAGCGAAGAATGCGGACATTGCCGTCTACAACGTGGACGTCTACAAGGACGAGGAAACGATCCAGATCCTGTGGCGGGCATTGTCCGACGCTGATGGTCGTCCCATCGGAGCAAATGTGGATGCCTTCCGCGCTTTGCTGACCACGGATGTCCAGACGGAACTGGCAGCAGCCTACGCTGCCCACGAGACCGAGAACAGCCCTGATCCGGAGCGGATGAGCGATGAGGACTACGCGAGACTCGAGGCGGAGCTAAAAAAAAAGCCAGAAGCGATCATTGGCTCCGTTTCCAATATCGTTGTGGCCCGAAGGCTCTTGCGTTCTTTGGTCAGCCCGCCCGAGAACTAACCAACGCCCAATGGCTGTTGCTATTGGAGCTGGAACTGGCAGAGCAGGAACCACCAAACAAGCCTGGTGAATGGCAGAAGGTGATAGGTTGTGGCTGAATCGTCGATGACTCTCGCCCTGAAGGGCGATCCCAGTGGCCTAGTCACGGCGTCAAAGGCCGGTGAAAAGGCTGTTGATGGCTTGGAAAAATCTGTCAAAGGCACTGGAGAAGCTATCGACAAGAAGCTTGTCCCTGCTGTAAAGACTGGCGACAAAGCTTTAGATGCCCTTGATCACGCCGCTAAGGATACCGGGCTAGCTCTCGGAGGACTGGGCCACGAAGCTCAGACATCGGGAGACGATCTGACGAACTTTGGCCGCAAGGCTGAACAAGCTTCTCAGGCTGCCACACGCTTGGGGCGCGCTTCACAGTCGATCAAAACGACCGGGAAGGTATTGGCTTGGGGGAGCAGCAAGATCATGAACCAGTACACCGGTTTAGCTGGTGGGGCTGGGATCGGACTAGCGACAAAGCAAGCCATGGACTTCAACCACGCGATGACAATGACGGCGATTGGCGCCCGAGACGCTGCGGGGAAGATTGATGACACGGACATGTCGTCGTGGCTCTTGAAGACCACGGCAGCTGTGAAGAAAGTCTCCGAGGAGACAGGTGCTCCCATGGGAGAAATTGCGGCTGGAATCGATCAGATCAAGAGCAAGACGGGCAACATCCACCAAGCAACAACTGAAATGGAGATGCTGACGAAAGCAGCTATCGGAACGGGAGCATCGGTCAGTGACATCTTCGGACTGGCGTCTCAACTGGATGCGAAGGTCGGGATCAAAGGAACAGAGCAAATGCGCCAGGCGCTCACGCTGCTCATGGAGCAAGGGCAGAGTGGATCGTTTGAACTCAAAGACATGGTTGATAATGGGGAACGCCTATTCACGGCAATGGCCCAATACAATAAGATCGGGTCGAAAGACCCTATGGAAAATCTTCGGTCTTTCGGCGCGCTGCTGCAGATGGGGAAAAATGCAGCTGGAGGACCAGCGGAAGCAACAACAGCTATGGAACGTATGGGCGCTTTCATGTCCAACGTCAAGAAGGTCGAGAAGCAGCTCGGGAAGACTGGGATCCACGTGAAGCTGGACCCTCGCGCAAGTATCGAGACCAACCTAAAGACGATCATCGTTAAGGCCTCGAAGACGAAAAGGGACTTGGCGTTAAGGGCGTTGAAATCTAGCGACGCTTTTGGTGAAGAGGGCGGTCGGCTGATGGATGCTTTAGCCAACGAATACGCTGCTGGCCGAGGATTCCAACAGATGGATTCATTCAAGACAGCTGGAGGTGATCTTGCCAAGAGCACATCTCTGATGAGCGCTTTCAAAGAGGCTTCTTCGGATGCGTATGGACAAGCCAACAAATTAAAGGCGTTGGTCGTCTCTTGGAGTCATGACATGGTTGGGGGGGCGGCACTTTCTCCGCTCACCGATGCAATGCGCTGGATCAACGAACATGGGGATCTGACGAAACAGGTTCTGACTGGGATGGCTGCCTCGTTAGTCGCTATGGCTGTCGCTGTCGGCGGAATGAAGCTGGCGACTCTGGTTGGCGAATTCAATGCGATCCGTGGTGCTGGAGGAAAGGGAAAGGCGGGAGGCCTTGCTGGTGCTGCAGCTTCTATGGGTGGTGCAACGCCTGTCTACGTGGTCAATCTCCCCGGATCCGCCCTGGCCGGTGCCGCTGCCAAGGGCGGCGCTGCCGCAGAAGGGGCAGCAGCTCAGGCGGCTCGGCGTGGCCTCCTGTCACGCATGGGGGGATGGGTTGGATCAGTCACTCCGACATGGATCAAGAGGGTTGGAGGAACGATCAGAACAGCCGGTAAGACGATTACGTCTGGAGTAGGTGACTTCGTTGAACGTAAGGGTGTGGCATCCGGAGCGGGTCGAGTTCTTGGATACGCGTCGAAATTCGGTTCTGGAGCAGTTAAAGCCGCCGGCGGCTCCGCTGTCGGTGCAGCTCTGTCGCTTCCCTTTGAACTGTACGGGAACAAGGACAAACGCCGTGCTGTATTTGCTGCAGCTGGTACTGGTGTTGGCGGTTTCTTGGGTGGTTTGGTCCCTGTCCCAGGGCTGGATATTGCCACGTCTATTGGTGGCGGCATGGGCGGCCGGAAATTGGCTGTGACCCTCTATGATCTCCTCACATCTGGAGCCGCCGATAAGCGCCTCTCTGCCGCTGCCGCCCAGACGGATACGGCCGCACGAGCTGGCGAAGCTGGCCGGCGTGCCGCTGGAACTGCTCCCTTCCAGCCCACCTTCCAGATCTACAACAGCGTCGACGCCCAGGGCCGCACCGCCACGCGTGTCGAAGGTCCTGGTGCTCTGGACGTCAAAGTCAATTCGTTCGGATCCCTCACAGCCCCGTGGGCGTTGGGGGCGCACTGATGGCGATCACCACCTACCATTTCACCGTCACCCTAGGCGACTACGAGCTCGACTGCGCCGACCTGACCGACGAGTGGAAGCAGTCCCTAGTACGTCACCGCGTCCCAGGCCGCAACGGTGCGCAGCTGGAGTCCATGGGCTGGGAAGAGGGCATCTTCCGCCTGAAGACGGTCTTCATCGGCTCCGACCGCATGTCCGACTACGTGGACCTCCTCACGATCCTGCGGCAGGGCGCCTCCATCTCCGTGCGGCATCCCGTCTATGGCCCCTTCGACGCCATGGTCGAGTCGGTCTCGACCCGCTACGACGAGCGCATCAACACCGGCGAGGTCGATTTCACGGTCATCGAGGATGGCCAGGACTGGGGTGTCACTTATCGCCCCAATGCCGCCGATCTCGCGATCACAACTACTCAGTCCGCGATCGATGACGGCGTCTGCGTCGACCTGGACCAGGGTGGCCTGCTCCGCGACGTCGGGACGGTAGATCTCTCGGATCCGTCGTGGCTCGAGAAGGTCTATGACCTGGGCCTTGGCAACAAGATCAACAGCTACGTCTCGCGTCTCAAGACGCAGCTCGGCAAAATCGACGCCCTGACGGCCGCCATCAACTCGACGACGAGCGCCGCCTTCAACGCCCTCAAATTCACCGACTCTCTCCCGGGCCAGATCGCTGAGAAGATCGCCGCCCTCTTCGACGCCTTGGGCATCTCCGTGACCGCCTCAAGCGATCCGGTCCTTGCCGTCTCGAATCTCGTGAGCACTTACGAGACCGTGTGCAATGGCTACTCAGGCACCGACGTCGATGGCTCCATGCGAGTCCTCTCGGCCATGACGGCGGCCCGCTACGCCGCGACGGTGATGGACAAGGATGAAGACAACCTCAACGCCCAGATCGCTGTCGAGGAGAGCGCCACCTTCGACAACTTTGGCAACTACATCGGCAAGACCACCGCCGCGCCGACCATGCCGGCCACGCCTGACCAGGTGGGCCGCATGGTCGCCATCGTGCGCGGCTCCCTTGATTCCGCCCGTGCCTACACGGGAGCGTCTAAGCCCCTGGAGGACATGGCTCTTGCGCTGCAGCAGCAGTACCGCACGCGCCTCACGCGGTACGAGACGCTCCGGGAGATCACTGTCGCCGAGCCCACGCCGCTGCACATCATCTGCCAGCGCTACAAACTTCCCTACAACGCGGCCGAGCGCATCGTCCGGCTGAACCAGATCCGCAACCCCACTTTCGTGGAAGGGACGATCCGCATCTATGCGAACTGACGACGTCACGATCTCAGTGGGCGGCCTCGAGGTGCGCGCCGCGGCCGAGGGTGTGGAGATCGTCTCCGATCTCTATGCTCCGGAAGGGTTGTGGTCCATGCCCATCGCCCCCCGCGCCCTCGCCATCAATGGCCGCGAGCTGGCGCGCGTCTCCATTGGCGGCCGCGTCGAGCTCGTGGGCACCGTCGATAAGCTCCAGGAGACGGCCGCTTTTGAAGAGCACTCGCTCACGCTCTCGGGAAAGACCCTGGCGGGCCTCTTGAAGGGCAGCTACATCACGGACTTCAAGGCTCCGCCGAAGACCCTTGTCGCGGCCGACGCGAAGTACACCGCTTCGATCCCGTACCTCTCGCGCTTTGAGGCCGAGTTCGCGGCCGAGGCCTACGAGGCCAACACCCACCATCACGCCGCCGACGTCGGCGACTCGGTGTTCCAACTCCTTTCCGAGTACGCCCGCAACCGCGGGCTCATCTTCTGGTTCAAGGCCGATGGCACCCGCGTCTATGGCGAGGCGGTCCGGGATAGCGAGCCGGAATTTTCTCTCAACTCGCAGAACATCCTGCGTCGCTCACGCACGGCCGACTGGGAGGGCATCCACAGCGAGGTCATTCTCGTTTCGGATGGCAAGGAAGGCCACAAAAAGGTCACCGTCACGAACGATACAGCTCCCATTTACCAGCCCCTTGTCGCAGCCTTCAACGGCTATTCGAGTGACCTTGAAAGCCAGGCCAAGGAGTACATCCGGCAGGAGAAGATGAAGTCCCTGGCCCTCGAGTACGTGGTTCCTGGCTTCAGCCAGGCGGGCAAGCCTTGGCGCGTCAATGCGCTCTGCCGCGTCGAAGATGACCTCATCGGCATGCATGGCATCTACGTGGTGGTGCGCACTCGCAAGAATTGGAGCCGCTCGAACGGCTCGACAACGACCCTGACTCTCGGTCCCAAGCTTGAGGACCCCTTCAAGGCCTACCAGCGGCACGGCCGCCGCCTGCGGCACCGGGGGAACGCATGATCACCCTTGCCGACAACGGGACTCTCGTCATGGTCCCTTCCGACGTCAATCTAATCCGCGACCAGATCCTGCTCTCGCTGTCCACGCCGTTGGGCAGTTCCTGGCAGCGTCCCGACTTCGGAAGCGAGCTCTACAAGCTCCGCCAGGCCAAGGCTACGACGGATCTTCCGTCCACCGCTGTGGCGTACGTCAAGGCGGCGCTAAAGTGGATGATCACGGCCGAGATCCTCGATTCCGTGGCCGCCGCGGCGTCCTGGTATGACCGCTCTGCCGGGAAGATGCTGCTCACCACCACCGCAAAGCGCGGCAAGGACACAATCACTGTTCCCTATTGGGTGCCGGTTCCGGGAGACCCGCGATGAGCGGCATCTACCAGACCTTCGACGCGCTTTTCGCAGCCATGCTGACGGCCTATCAGAATGCGGGTGACGGGACCACCATCACTGTAGGCGACGAGTTCTACAAGCGCAGCGCTGCCTTGTCCTCGTGCGGCTGGGGGCTTTACCAGGAGGCGGCTTGGACCAAGAACCAAGCGTTCCCCGACACTGCCTCGGAAGCGAATCTGCTCCACCACGGCAGCGTTTACGAGCTGACAAAAAACGACGGCGAGACGTATGCTGCCTTCCTTGCGCGCCTCCTGAAGCGCATCCGCAACAAGGTCTCCGGTGGCAACCTCACCGACTACCAGAACTGGGCTATGGCCTGTTCCTACGGCACCGAGGTTCCGTCGTCAGTTTCTGTCTTTGGAGGGGTTGATGCTTACGGCCCCGGAACGCTCGTCGAGGTGGTCTCGGTAGCCTCGGGCGTGCCATCCTCGAACCTCCTAGCTGTCATCAAGGCCGACGCCCTGACGCGCAGCCCGGTCGCGCCAGCGCAGGTCTATGTCCTGGCGGCTGCAACGACCGAGATTGCGATCTCTCTCACCATGGCGGGCGGAGACACGGCCTTGGCCAAGACGTACATCCAATCGTTCCTCTCAGCCCTCGAGGTGGGGCAGTCGGTCTATCCCGAGGTGTTCGTGGCGTTCTGTTACCAAGCGGGCGCCACCAATGTCGCGCTGCTTACTCCCATGTCCTTGACGAGCCCGTCCAAGTTCGGGCGCATCACGGCCTCCTCCATCACGGTGACGGCAGCATGAGCGCGACGCACCTTACAGCGCTGCGCCTGCTCAAGGGGCAGGTCTTCGGAGATGCCGACGAGAAATACCTCGCCATGGAGGCGGGTTGGTTCGACGCTTGGCGCGCCATTGTTCGCCAGGTCGAAGCAGACATTTTCCCCGACACGACAAGCGATCTCGCGAGCTGGGAGCGAGTCCTTGATCTCGATGGAACGGGGACGGATGAGCAGCGTCGCGCTGCTATTCTGGGCAAGATCCGAGCCACCGGCGGCATGTCTAAGGCCTTCTTCCTGGCGTTGGCCACGGAGATGGGTTATGCCATCACCATTGCCACATGCCCCTATCCGTTCCGGGTCGGCGTGTCTGTGATCGGAGATCCCATCATCGATGTCAATCCTGATGGCCTGGCAGATCCGCCCGACTGGGACAACGCGATCATGGGTCCCTTCTGCCCACGCCTCTACGTGTGGACGGTCACGATCACGAGCATGGGGGAAAATGGCTCTGCAAAGGCATTACAAAAGGCTTTTGAAGCCCTGAAGCCTGGTTACACAACTATCCATTGGGTGGGTGCCTGATGCGCGACGCTCGCTTTTTCCGTGGCGTCCTCACCGAGGACGCGGCCGAAGACGCCTCCGGTGGCCCGCGCGTCGTCCAGGCGCTGGTGCGCGGCGTGCGGGAAGCGCCTGACGTGCCGCTCATGCAGCAACGCGGCTTGGCGTCCATGCCCAAGGCTGGCGATGTCATCGGCATTGAGCAAGTGGACGACCTGGTCGTGGCTGTCTCCAGCGAGTCGACAGACCGGCCGGCGTTGGAAGCGGGCGACACCTCGCTCTATGCCTCCAAGGACGTCTACGTGCTCCTCAAGCAAGACGGGACGATCACGGTGAGCGGCAAAGGCGGCGCGAAGGTGACGCTCTCTCCGGGGGGAGTCACCCAAGTCGAGGGGACAACCATCAACCTCAAGGCTCCCCAGGTAAACCTGGGTACTGACGGCTCGACCGCCACGCCTCTTGATGGCGTGGTGACCGGGCAGTGCATCTGCTGCTTCACGGGCGCCCCGCATCCGGTGACGTCGACGGCGGTGCGTGCAGCCATGGCGGGATCGGCATGAGCGTCGACGCTGATCGCATCGTAACCGCAGCCATGACGGAGCTGCGTAAGGACGGCTTCAAGGTCGATGAGGCCGCCGCGCAGGCACCTGTTGGGACGACTGGCAAGAGCGGCCTGGAACTCAACCTGAAGGCCATCGCTGACGCTGTGGTGGACGAGTTCACGGAGCACTGGACCGGTGGTGGTAGCTGGGGGAACCTTCCAGATGGCGACGGCGTCCCGCAGCGTGTAGGCGATGTCTGGAGCATGGTTCAGGATTTCCTGACGAAGACGGCCGCTGATGCCCTCTATGCCACAACGTCCGCGTTGTCGACCGTAGCAACCTCCGCCGCCTCGGCGCTGGCCACAGCTACGACTGCGGCTGCTGCGGCTGCCGCAGCCATGGCGGCGATCCCGGCCGCCGCCAGCACCGCCCCGCTCATGGATGGCGTCGTATCGGTGGGGGCGGCCTCGGCATACGCCCGGGCAGACCACCGGCACCCGACTGATACTTCACGGGAACCGGCCATCACCGCTGGTGCGGCTGGCCAATGGTGGCGCTATGACAAGACCTGGGCGGCACTCTCTGCCTCGGACGTAGGCGGCCTGGGAGCCTTGGCAACACTGAGCCAGGTTGCCGACGCGCAGGTGGCGTCCGGCGCGGCCGTCTCCTGGTCGAAAATCTCTAAATCCGGCGCTGCCGCTGCTGACGTGGGCGCCCTGGGCGCTACGGCTGCGGCAAGCGGTGACTTGGCGGGGAACTACCCGTCTCCAACCGTCGCGGGGTTGCGCGGCTACGTGCTGCCCACGCTCTCCACCACGGCAGGCGGTTTGCGCTGGAGTGGGACGGCCTGGGCGCTGGACTCGACCGTTTACCTCTCGACAACGGCTGCTGCGGCTGCCTACCAAGTCAAACTCACCACCGGCACGACAGCGCAGTATCTGCGTGGTGACCTGTCCTTGGCAACGTTTCCGACGACGGTTTCTGCCTTCACCAACGACTCCGGATACATCACCTCGGCGGGTTCGATCAGCGGTAACGCGGCGACAGCAACCAAGCTCTCCACCGCTCGCACGATCGCGGCGACGGGAGACGGGACTTGGTCCGTGACCTTCGATGGATCGGCCAACGTCTCGTCGGCGTTGACCGTCTCGGGGCTGCGCGGATACGTGCTGCCCACACTCAGCAGCACGGCAGGAGGTTTGCGCTGGAGCGGTACGGCCTGGGCGCTGGACTCGACCGCTTACCTCTCGACGGCAGTCGCGGCCAGTGTGTATTTGCCATTGGCTGGCGGGACAATGAATGCGGGTGCAAAGATATTAACTCTTCAGGATATGACGATTAATACAGGTGCAAATGTTAATTACTCAAATGCTCCTTTTGTTGCCCAGCGTTATACCTCAGACTCCACGACTACCACACACGCCTCTATTGGATTTCATAACCGTGGAGTTAATGCAGCGGCTTTATATTATTCATCTCAATATGCACAATTCTGGTATAATGACCATAACGGCGGCGTATATCATTTATGGGATTCTAAAGATTTTGCAAGTCAATCTATAACAAACTGGACTACGGCATACAATTGGGGCAATCATGCAAGTGCAGGTTATTTGCTTTCCTCCACTGCGGCTAGCACCTACCAAACGAAGATCACCACTGGAACCACGGCGCAGTACCTGCGCGGCGATCTGTCCCTAGCGACGTTTCCAACAACGGTTTCAGGCTTCACCAACGACTCCGGCTACATCACATCAGCAGCCTCGATCAGCGGTAACGCAGCCACAGCAACTAAAGCGACGTATCTTAATATCACAGAAAATACTACATCAAATAACATATATCCGATATTATGGTGCGGGCAAGTGAACGGTGATGTTTACAGGACGTTGAACAAACTCAACTACAATCCATACACTGGATTGCTAACGTCTACTGGTGGATTTAGTGGGGATCTCACAGGAAATGCTACAACTGCTACTACGGCATCTGCCGTTTCGTGGGGTGGTATAACATCAAAACCTTCAGGGATTGATAACGTTGGAGTTCATAGACTTTATAGAGGGGATGGCACAGACGGTTATTGGCTGTCTCATTCGTGGAGTAATGTTTGCAGTTCCTATTTTGGTAGTAATAGTTGGTATCTAACAGCTTCAAATTCACAAAGTGATTCACAAGGAGGAATCCATACTGTCCTTGTTGATTATGCTGGAACGTCGGTTAATGCTTTGTATTTGGGTGGCGTTGCTTCTGATAATTTTGTAAGAGGGACTGGATACAACACCTCTTCAACGTTTGGGCATAGGACTACTTGCTTTAACTATAACGGTGCAGCAGCTTCCTCAACTTGTTTAACCGAT